CCTTGGGAAGTTGATGCAATAATAAAGCTAAACAAGTACAGAGGTGAGGAATTAAACAAATGGCCACCGAAAAAACATCGCTAGAAGTTGAAGTTAAGCCAAAAGGCATCAATAAAACTGAAAAAGAGTTAGATAAACTTGCAAAGACAACAGAAAAGGTTGGCAAGAAACAAACTAAGACTAAGAAAACTAGTAGTGCATTAGAAAAACAACTTAAAGCACTCAAGGCCGAAGTAAAAGCACTTAAAAATGAACAAAAAGCAGGGCTGAACACTGGTGAGAGAGCAAACAGACACGCAGGTGATTTAGGTCAAAAATCAGGACTAGCCGCTATACAAGTCGAACAATTAGTTGGACAGATAGCGGGTGGACAAAACCCTATGCGTGCTTTTGGACAACAATCAGCAGATATTGGTTTTGTGCTTGGGCAACCAATGTTAGGCGCTATATTAGGTGTAAGTGCGGCACTTACCTCATTACTAATACCAATGTTATTTGAAACTAAAGTGAGTCTAGAAGAATTAGAAAGTATAGCAGGTGAACTAGGTGATACGTTTGCAATAGATGCTAAAACTGGTGCTATGGAGCTAACAAGTTCATTACAGACACTTGGCAAGACAAGTGGAAGTTTAGCAGAATTACAAATTGCACTAAGACAATTACAAGCTGATATGGCACTACAAGACGCGGCGACAGAGTTACAAAAAACAATAAGTAAGATGACAATACCATTTACTAGCACAGTAGAGCAAATGAAAAACGCAAGAATAGGTTTAGGTACAGTATTTGAAGGTGTAATGAAGCAATCAGAAAAGCTAGGTAAAAAATTAGGTTTGACAGGAGATCAAATATTTAATTTAAGTTTAGCATTTAGAGAAGTTAAAAAAGAAACAGATGGCGCAGAAGAGGCATTCGAAAAGTTATTCATAGAAACATTAAAATCTACACAGGGTGATAAAGACTTAGTCAAACTAGCTGATAGTTATTTAAGAGTATCACAGGCAATACAAACATTTAAAGGTGTTACTGAAGGTAATTTTGAAGGTGAATCTGCTGTTGATAATAAAGAAGCTTTCGATAGAAGGATTAATCAATTAAAGGTAGAAAACGCATTATTAAATGACAAGCAAGACCTAGCATTACAACTTAGTACGACATTTAATGCAACACAGCGCAAGGAAATAATAAATCAGCAGAAAATTAATGACGAATTAAGAGAAACAAACAGGTTAAAAGATACATCTAAAAAAACTGTAGAGGCACTTATACAAAGTACTATGTCTGAGACAGATAAAATACTTGCACTACATGAAAAACGTGAAAAAGCAATAAATCTAATGGAAATAAAAACAGAAGCTGATAGAAGGCTTCGTTCAAAATTGCACGTACTTAACGAACAAGAAACTAACAAAGCACTAGCCGAAGTTGCAGATAAAGCCGCAAAAGTAGAAACAGATAATATAGCTAGAGTAATGCGTGAGAAAAAAGCGGCGCAAAAAGCAAGCATTGCATTAGCACAAGAAGCATTAGAACAAGAAAGATTGTTGTTTGCAGAAAACTTAACAGAAACACAGTTATATTGGACGCATTGGCTAGAAACAGCACAAACTACTATGAATACTTTCAACGGATTAGGCGAGACTATGGTAAATAGTTTTCAGTCTAGTTTTGCTACAGCTATTGAGTCAGCTATATTTGACAGTAAGAGTGCAACACAAGCATTACAAGGTATGTTTGAGGGTATAGGGCGTGCTTTTGTAAGATATACAGCGCAAATGATAGCACAACAAATGGCAGTAATGGCTGTCAACAAGATACTTGGTGCGTCTATGGGCGATCCTATGAAGAAGCAATTTGAGAAACAAAAGCAGTTTGCTAAAAACCAAGTATATGCGGCAGGTATTAATGCTTATGTGCAACAGTTAGCATCGTTAAATTCACCTGCAAATGCACTAAAAGCAATGGTACTATCTATGGGGCTAACAGGTTCATTAGCTAGTCAAATGAAAGGCGGTGGCGGCGGCATCGGTGGCTTATTAAGTAGTAGTGCGGGTAGCGGCGGTTCGGGAGGAGGCGGCGGCGGCGGCGGCGGTATGATGTCTAAAAGTGGTAGGGCATTGGGAGGACAGGTGCGCGGTGGTGAGAGCTACTTAGTTGGTGAGCGTGGGCCAGAGTTGCTAACAATGCCAAGCAATAGAATGGGTAGAATAACACCTAATAGTTCAATGGGTGGTGGTCAGCTAAATGTTACTGTAGAGAATTATGGTAGTTCTAACATAAGCGTACAGAAAATAAGCGAAACAGATGTACGTATCATTGCTAGAGAAGTAGCAACACAAACAGTACAGCGTGAAGCACCTAGAGTTATTGCATCAGACATATCAAATCCGAACGGTAGGGTAAGTAAAACACTAGCTAATAATACAAATACACAACGTAGGCGTTAAGTCATGACTAAGTTTGCTATTGCACCCGACAGCGCAAGTTATAGTTTTACAGAGCGTGCTGAAACTGTAGGTGCAGTCTTACAAGGCGGCCTTGGTAAGTATAGACAGACAGTAAAAAACCCAAGTGTAGTAGTACAGGTACAGTGGACATATGATGCAGGTGGTTACAACTACTTTAAAGCATTTTATGCAACTTATTCTAAAAGTGGTTCGTTGCCTTTTGAGATTGATCTAGCCATAGATGGTACAGCACTAGAAGAATATACAGCATACTTCCTTGATGACAGCATAAGCACAAGTGCAGTGAGTGGCACAGATTACGTTGTAAGAGCTAGTTTAGAGTTAAAATCTAAGCCATTAACAGCATCAGGAACGCCTAGCACGCCATACAAGCTTAATTATATACCTAACCAAGCCTCTTACAGCATAGATACACGACAAGAAACTATAGCAATACCTTTAGAGGGTGGTACAAGTAGATACAGGAAAGATATTATTGATGCAGGTACTATTGCAAATGTTAGTTGGATATTAAATACAACTGAATATGCAGACTTTAGAGAGTTTTACAAGCTTACTACAAGTGCAGGAACAACAAGCTTTAAGGTTGACTTAGCTATAAATTATGGCACATTAGAAGAATACGATGCACGCATAATTCCAGACAGCCTATCTACATCTCGATATGCAGATGGCTTCTTTAACGTACAAGCACAATTAGAATTAAATGCTAAAGCAAGAGATACAGATGCCGATTTAATTGCATTGGTTTTATATCCTGAGTACGGCGCTAACTATGCAACCTTGTTCCCACCAGATGAAAATGATATAGATATAATAATAAACACCGACTTTCCGAGTTATCTAAATGTCTGATTATACCGAATTTTATCTAAATAGCGATAGCAATATAGTACAGCTAGAAACTATAGAACTATCGCATAGTGATTTTACACAGACTTATCGAGTAGTAAGAAATGCAACTAATGGCATAACAGCTACAACCGAAACAGGTGCAAGTGTTGCTTTTACATATTACCCGTTAGCTATTGATGTAGGTGAAACTAGAGAAAACTTAGATCAAACTTTTACAATAACATTAGGCGACTTAGGTGAAATAATACCTGCTGAATTAGATGCAGTAGCAACCGCAGATGGTTTTGACGAAAAACCAGTGTTAATTTACAGAACATACAGGTCAGACGTACTTACTGCCCCTTTATATGTAGTAACACTAGAGGTTGAGAGTTTTACATTTAATGAGCAAGGCTCAGTATTTGACGCAAAAGCACCTAGCCTTAATATCAATAAAACAGGTGAAATATATACTTTTGCACGTTTTCCAATGTTACGTGGGTTTTTGTAATGCGTGACGATCTTTATTATAAGACTTATGACAAGTATAAATATAACTGCGCTCATTTTGCACGCGATGTTTATTTAGCAGAAACAGGTAAAGATATTGGTGACACATTGTCTGGATTTCTATTGCCTCCAACTAAACGTGTAGTTGATATGACAAAAAGACATAGACTAGTAAAACTTGATAGACCAATAAGCCCATGCCTAGTTGTAATGCTAGGTAACAAAGTTGCGCCCCATGTAGGTGTATTTGTGCGTGATAAAGTGATACATATGCAAGAAATAGGTGTTCAGTATGTTTCGCTTACTATAGCAAGTTTAGGTTTTACTAAGTTAGGTTATTATAAATGTTAAAGAGAGTTATAATAGCAGAAAACGCATTAGAACCTGAAACATGGTCAGGACATCACGTAGAAAATATCTCTGATTTCCTGATGGAAAGGTACGATAGTTTTCCAGAAAATGCACGTATTTATCACAAAAGCGTAAGTTTAGATAATGACGTAACACCAAGTAATGAACAACAAATAGAAATACTAAACACACTTGAGGGTGATATTATAGTTGTAATATATCCATCTGGCACATTTATGACAATAGTCAATATAATTGTAACAGTCATAGGTATAGCATCAATGGCGGCTAGTTTTTTACTTAGACCTAAAATACCTAATGCGGCACAGAGAAATACACAAACTGAAAGTCCTAATAACGGGCTAAGTAACAGAGAGAATGACGCTAGAATATTAGCACGCATACCTGATATATTTGGCAAAGTTAAGTCAACACCAGATTTACTTAATGTACCGTATAAAGAATTTATTGACCATCAAGAAGTTGAGTTTGCCTATATGTGTGTAGGTCGCGGACATTATGATATATCGGCTAATAATGTAAAAGATGGCGACACTAAGATTAGTGACATATCAGGTGCTTCTGTAGCAATATATCCACCAAATACATCACCTAATAATGGTAGCCCACAGTTGACAATAGGTTCAGCTATAAATGAGCCAGTGTTAAAGTCTGTTAGAAGTAATGCGGCTAATGGACAAACACTAAAAGCACCAGACGCGGCGGCGTTTAATGGCAACAATAATACAAAGTTTGTATATCCAAATCAAATAACTACAACAGCGTCAGGCATAGATTTTACAGAAGAATTTGTATCAGGTGCAACATTAACAGTAACTAATGCTAGTTATACAGCAGTGGTTGGAACAGCAGGTAGCCAACTTACACGTAACGTAAAATGTAAAATAGCGTCTAATGGTTTTGATGGCGAGATAATATATACAACTGGTAATGCAACAAATGATTTTAGCGTTAATGATAGTATAAGACTTGCTTTTGCATTGTTTCAAACAGATGATAGTAGCACATTAAATCTCAATGGTGATTATGTTGTTAAAGCTGTTACAAGTACAACAATAACATTAGACTATCCAGAAAGTATTAACGCTAATTGGGGGCAAATACAAAATGAGTTTGCCGCAAACGAGACAGGCACAAAGAATGTATTTTTAACAAATCTTGGTAGCATTGTGTCTGTTAATCTAGCGGGTAACTATACAATATCAAGCGTAACATCAACAACAGTTAGTTTAAGCAATCCTGCTAGTGTAAATAGTGACTGGAACAAATTAGATGACTATGACAACCCCGCAGACGAAACAGGATTACTTAGTCCTTATATGTATTCTACAGGAGAAGCTTTTGTAGGTTGGTTTAACTTGCTTGTAGATGACTTAGATAAAATATACATTAACCTAGTTGCATTGCAGGGTTTATATAAAGACGATGGCGAACAGCAGTATGCGTTCAATATAGCAGTGCAGGTACAAGTTGAGCAAACTAGCGCAACAGGAACGCCGACAGGAACAGTAGAAACATTCACAGGTACAGTTTTAGGTTCGAGTAGTAGTAAGAGTACACGCGCATTGACTATGAAGATTGACCCGACCTTTACAGGATATTGCAGAGTACGAGTTAAACGTACAACAAACAGCGATACTAACTTTGAAGGTACTGTAGTCGATGAAGTTAAATGGCGTGATCTATATGCTATGTCACCAGTAACACAGAATGACTTTGGAGATGTGACTACAGTACAATCTGTTACATATGCAACTGATGGCGCATTAGCTGTTAAGTCACGTAAGTTAAACATGGAAGTGACACGTAAATTACCGAGGTTACAATACGAGCGTTATACATTCCCAATGACTTGGACAAGCCACAGCAACGGCTTGGTTAAAGTAGCAGGTAATAATGTAACGATTAGTTCTGATGGTAGTAGTTATGGTGGATATGCTGATTTAGATGCGATAAGCAATGGTCAGGTTATCACAGTAACACTAACGCTAGATAACACTAAGACTACAGCTACGACAGTAACTATTGGTTTGCACGATGGCACAAGCTTTATATCTAACACAGCGACAGTGACCAATGGCACAGCGACATATACATTAACTGCAACAAGCGCTGAAACAAATCCATTTGTATTATTGCAGTGTGGTAATAATGACACATATTTTACTATAACGGATATGCAGGTCAGCGGTGAAGATTATCCTAGCACACAAACAATTAGTGCAGACAGTTATTATGGCGGTGTAATTACTTATCAATATGGTGGTGTAAAGGTAGCTAATGATGGCGGTTCGTATGGCGTAAGCGTGCCTATCCAATATGGCAACACAGGATATAGAACTATTGTAGACTTTGACTTGCTATCAGCATCAACTAGCACCTCTGTTAGCGTTGTTATACTAGATAATGCAAATCAACCAATGTCAAATGTAGAAACTGTATCAGCAGGTGCTAGGTCAGTAACACTAACACATACAGCTAAAACAGCAGGTCGAGTTGTTATATATAGCACACAAACAACTACATTCTTTGCTTTGCGTAACTTACGTATTAAAGCGCAAGAACTTGGTGTAAGTAGGTATGCAACGACAGACGCGGCACAAATATTGACTAACATATGCGTTGACCCGTTCATTGGGCGCAGACCATTAACAGAAGTAGACCTAGAAAGCGTTTTAAGCACCGCTGAGAGCGTTACAGATTACTTTGGTACAACTAAAGCATCAGAGTTTAATTATACCTTTGACGCGGATAATTTAAGCTTTGAGGAAACAGCACAAACTATAGCAACTGCAATCTATAGTCAGGCATACAGACAAGGCAGTAAAATTAAATTAAGCTTCGAGAAAGAAACAGACGACAGTGTATTATTGTTTAATCACAGAAACAAACTGCCGCAATCGGAAACACGCTCAGTTAGGTTTGGTAATGCAAGTAACCATGATGGCATAGAGTTTGTATATGCTAGTCCAGTTGATGACGCGCTAATTAGTATAAATATACCAAGTGACCAAAGCGCAACTAATCCAGACAAGATAGAAAGCGTTGGAGTAAGAAACGGCGTGCAAGCCTACTTTGCGGCACATAGAGCTTGGAATAAAATACAATATCAAAATACATTAGTTGACTTTGAAGCAACACAAGAAGCAGATTTGCTTGTTACTAATGATAGAATATTAGTTGCAGATAATACCCGTACAGGAACACAAGACGGCGAAGTGACTGCTGTTAATGTTTTAGAACTAACTCTATCACAAGATGTTACCTTTGCAGGTGGTGGTGTTACATATACTATATTCTTACAGCACGTTGATGGCACAGTCGAAAGTATTGGCATTACAGCAGGTACAGCAGACAATAAAGTAGTCTTAGCAAATGCACCACGATTAAGCTTGATTACAGATCAAAATAAGTATGCTAGAACAGGTTATAACATAGTAGCAAGCAGTGACGCACGAGGCACAGCGTTCTTAGTCACAGAGAAGCAACCAAACGATAACTTTACGTCGCGCGTTGGAGCTGTTAATTATAGTGATAAATACTACACGCAAGATAATGATTATCTTACAGGGGTTGTCGATATCGATGGCGATGCAATTTAGGAGCAAGTAAATGGCAGAATTACCACTAGATCAAGCCGTTCCAAGGTTTAAGGAGAACGAGGACAGATTAGACACGTTTGTCAACTCAGCGACAGGTTATACAACATCTGGTGGTGTTTCAGTACAATCTATACAGCAATTTCTTGCTAGCATTGGAAGTAATGGCATTGATTTCGTTGATAATGCTAAAGCTCGTTTTGGTACAGGTAATGACTTAGAGATATATCACAGTGGTACAGAAAGTTATATAGACGAAAAAGGTACAGGCTCATTGCGTATACGTAGCGCAGGTTCTATTGTTATTGAAGGAATTGACGGAACTAATAGCATTTTAGCCGATACAGATGCAGAAGTACAATTATACCATAACGGTAGTAAGAAACTGGAAACAACATCTACAGGTATTGATGTATTTGGCACAGTTGAGTTCAATGGCCTATCAGGTACAGGCGCAGTTACAATTACAGACATAGCCGACGAAGATAACATGGCATCGAATAGTGCTACAAAACTAGCCACACAGCAGTCAATCAAAGCATATGTAGACGCACAGGTAGGTACAGCAGATACCTTATCAGAGGTGCTAGGGCTTGGTAATACTACAGGCGGTACAGACATAGCAGTATCAGCAAATGACGACATAACCTTCACAGACAGTAGCAAAGCAATATTTGGAGCAGGTTCAGATTTACAAATATATCACGACGCTAGTAACTCATATATTAAAGATGTAGGCACAGGTAACTTATTTATAGATGCTACAAGTTTACGACTAAGAACAGGTAATGGAAGCGAAATATATTTGAGAGCAGATGCTAACGGTTCTGTTGCTCTATATAATAATAATGTTAAAAAGCTTGAGACAACATCTACTGGCATAGATGTAACAGGTAACTTAACTGTAGCATCAGCAAACCCAGAGATATTTCTTACCGATACTGATACGGGTGTTGACCATAGTATTGATGCCGACTCTAGTACTGGCACTTTAAATTTTAATGTTGATAAAAACGATGAGGGTTCAGCACCAACTTTTAGACTAAATGTGGGTGGAGGTACTGATGTTCTTGTTGCAAGAGAAAACGCACAAGTTAATTTTAGTGGAAGAATTGCGATAGGTACTTCAACAACAACTGCTGACCATGAGTTACATATTGAAAGCAATTCACCAACCATAAGACTAGAAGATACAGGCGGAAACCAAAAATTTGATATTACACACAACTTCGTCACCACTACGTTTGATTACGAAACTAATATGTTGTTTAAAAGGTCAGATGGTACAGAAAGAGTAAGATTTGATGCTGATGGTGTAGATATAACGGGTACATTAGATGTAAGTAGTGATATAGGTATTGGTAGAGTTGCGGGTGCTTATACATTTACAGAAACTATTGGCGGTGATGAACGTGCAGGAATACATTCTAATGCTAGTAATGAATTAATATTCAAAACAGGTGTGGCATCAGAACGTATGAAATTAACATCTACTGGTATAGATGTAATAGGTACAGTAGAATTTGATGGTTTGTCTGGTACTGGCGCAGTAACAGTAACAGATATACTAGACGAAGATGACATGACATCAGATAGTGCAACTGCATTAGCTACACAACAATCTATTAAAGCTTATGTAGATGCTAATGCGGGTGGTGGTAGTGGTGGTTTACCTACAACTGGTGGCACTATGACAGGTAACTTACGTTTTAACGATGGTATTAGAGCGCAGTTTGGTAATTCAAATGATTTACAAATTTGGCACAACGGTACAGATAGCTATGTATATGACACAGGAGAAGGTGATTTAATATTAAGAGGTAGTAGCAATATAAAGTTACAATCATCAAGTGGCACAGCTTTATCAACATTTACAGCCGCAGGAGCGTCAACGCTATATTATAGTGCGGCAGAAAAACTTGCAACAACATCAACTGGTGTAGATGTAACAGGTATTGTCGAAATCACCAGTAATACTGATATAAGTATGGATGCTAGTGCTAGTGGACAATTATATATTAATGGTAGTGGTTATGGATTTGGTATAGCATTAGATGCTGATGCCGCTAATATATACACTAACTCAGCCTCCCGTGATTTGGTATTTGGTGTAAATGAAACAGAAGTAGCGCGTGTTAAACCAACAGGTATAGATGTAACAGGTAATGTCAATTCTACTGCAAGTTTAACCTTTGGTTCAGGCGGTGCGTATGAAGCGGGTTCTATTTATTCTGATGCAAATTGGGGTATGATACATCGTGCCTACACAGCTAATCCCGTACAAGCAGACCATTTGTTTGTAAATAGTGCGGGTACAGAACGTATGCGTATCTACGACGCTGGTATAGATGTATCTGGTGTTATCAGATGCGTTGTAACAAGTGCCCCTGCATGGGATACAAATACAAGGTTCTGGGGTGAAAGCGGATTTGGCGCACGTTATGATTCATATCAACACCGCTGGGATGTAGGACTAACACGTACTGAGGCAATGCGTATTGACAGCTCTGGTAAGGTGGGCATAGGAGACACAACACCAGAAGCACCCCTTACCGTAACAGGTACAATAAAAAGTAACGGTAGTGGTTACTTCACTGGCAACACACAGTGGGCAACTAATGCGTCACTTATTACAAGTGGTTCATATGGTGGTGGTTTAACCATGATAGATGGTAGCAAAGCATATTCTTTCCATACGCTATCAGGAGGGGAAGTTTTTGCAATTGTGCAAGGTGCTACAAGTGGCGCGGCGACAGAAAAATTAAGGATAGACCAAACAAAACTAAAAGTATCGGGTAATTTAGAAACAACAGGTAATATAGACATTTCTGGTGCAGGTACACGTAGAATAGATATCTCTAATACCACATTAGCTGATACAGGTGAGATGGCTACATTACAGTGGGATAACAATGCTAACTTAACGATACAAGGTAGAACAAGTGCAGGTGGCTTTGCGGCTAATTGGTATTCAATACAAACGTCAGATACTGATGGGCGTGCAGATGCACACATATTTTATACTGATGCCAGTACAGAACGTATGCGTGTTAATTCTAGTGGTATAAATGTAACAGGTGACTTAACAGTATCAAGTACAATAGAGGTTGGTTCACTAACTCCTAACCAAGATGGTGCTATTGAAGTTGGTGTTATAGCATTAGGTACACCCGCTATATCATCTACAACTGATGCAACAGGACTTAGAAATCATATTATATTTGATAACCCTAATGGTGTAGTTGGTAAAATAAATACACTAAATTCAAGCACTACCTATCTTACGAGCTCAGACTATAGACTTAAAACTGATGTGCAAGAAATGACAGGCTCTATTGATAGAGTTAAAGCACTAAGACCAGTAAACTTTGAATGGGTTGTCGATGGCACTAGAGTAGATGGTTTCTTAGCACATGAAGCACAAGAAATTGTACCAGAAGCAGTTGATGGCGAAAAAGATGCAATGCGTGACCAACAGTATGTTGAGAGCGTAGCGACAGGTGACATATACACCCCTGCTGTTAAAGCAACCTATGAAACAATACAGGTTGAGCTAACTCCTGCCGTTGGTGCCGTTTATGAAACAGTAACAGTAGAGATAACTCCTGCCGTTGATGCTGTTTATAAAACAGTTACAGTAGAAATAAGCCCTGCCGTTGAAGCTACGTATGACGATGAGGGCAATGAACTAACACCTGCTGTTGAAGCAATCACGGAGGAGCAAGAGCAACTTGTAACCCCTGCCATTGAAGCAGTAACAGAAGAACAAGAGCAACTTGTTACACCTGCCGTTGACGCTACATATGAGGAACAACAACAAGAGCTAACCCCTGCGATTGATGAAGTAATACATAGCTCAGATGTGGTAGAGCCAGATGAACTTGAGGAAGGTCAACTATGGCGCGAAACAACAGAAAAAGTTATGGCAACACGACAAGTGCCAGATTATCAAGGCATAGACCAAAGTAAGATTGTGCCATTGCTAACATCAGCACTACAAGACGCTATTGCTAAGATCGAAGCACTAGAAACACGACTAGAGGCGTTAGAAGCATAATGAATTTATGTAGTAGTAAAGGTAGTATGTAGTAGTAAAGGTAGGGTTAAATGATTGATATTACATTTTTTACGAAGAAGTGGAAAGAAGTTGACGGACATAAGCTAGTCAATGGTTGGGAAATTGTAAAGCCTAATGGTGATAAACAGTATGTTGGCGATCAATTTGACTTTGCAGTAACAGCAATGTATTTATTAAACAATAACAGTATAAAAAAGACATTGTTTTCGTTGTTGACCAGACGGACAAGTTTATACTCAGTTAAAATTGGCAGAGCCAAGCATATAGTAGTGAAAAGTCAGGGACGTTTCATAGATTTAAAACTACGTAAGTGGGTTAATCGTTGTTACTTAGAGTGCAGTGACCCTATTTATATATTTAGATTTAGACTTCCTATACCTTACATAGCGTATAAGTTGTTACTAGGTCGCTACGAGCGGTGGTCATTATGGAACAAAATCTCATAAACGTATTGTTAGGTGGACTTAGCGTTATTATAGGCGCGGTCATATCTACAATTTACAATAGCGTCAAAGAATTAGAGCGTTCTGATAAAGATATTAATGAAAAGCTATCAGCCATAGAGGTTGCTGTTGCAGGTAATTACGTCAAGCGTGATGAATTTATAAACACAATAGAAAGATTATTTACTAAGTTAGATAGCATAGATCAGAAGTTAGATGCAAAGGCTGATAAATGAGCTTAGGAATTACAGAACTTATATCAGGAATATTTAAACCTGCTACAGAACTAATTGACAACTTACATACCTCTAAGGAGGAAAAGCTTGAACAGAAGCGTCTGTTGCTTGAGGTGCAAGGGCGTGCAATGGACAGGGTTCATGAGTACAACACAGAGTTGCTCATGGGACAGGCTAAGATCGTAAACAGTGAAGCAAGTTCAGAGCATTGGCTTACTGCTAACTGGAGGCCATTAGTCATGCTTACATTTACAGGTTTAGTTGTAGCAAGATTTCTAGGCTTTGAGGCTGAAGGGATGACAGAGAAAGAATATCAAAGCTTGTGGAACTTAATCACTTTGGGTGTTGGTGGCTATATTGGTGGTAGGTCAGTAGAGAAAGCTATTAAGACATATAAAGGTACAGGCGAGTAAATGCCTTTCAGATTTAGTAAAAGTAGCAAGAATAGATTGTTAGGCGTTGACCCTGATATATTTAGAGTAGCTAGACTTGCAATAGAGATAACTAAGATTGATTTCGGTATACCTTTGCATGGTGGATTGAGAACACAAGCCGAACAGAATGAATTATTTCATGCAGGGCTATCTAAGTGTGATGGCTATGAGAAGATTAGTTCGCACCAGACAGGCGAGGCGTTAGATGTATATGCCTACGTTGATAATAAAGCCTCTTGGGAGGAACAACACTTAGCAATGGTTGCAACAGCAATGCTACAATCAGCAAGCCAATTAGGTGTTGGATTAGAGTGGGGTGGATTATGGAAGTCATTTATTGATATGCCACACTTCCAGTTACAAAAAAAGAGGCCGCAATTAAGCGACCTCTAAAACAAACACAAGGATCGGGGATAAAACAACCTTGTAACTTTTAGTATCATAGAAGGACAAACAAAACAATGGGAAAAACAAACGTAAGTAAAGTAAATTGGGCAGAACTTAAGCAATATTGTATAAGTGATCGTGAGCTTCAAGTAATTTCTGCAAGAGCCATAGATGATACCGTACACGAGACAGCCGCTAAATTTGGTGTATCCATAAGGGCGATATATACGATTTCAGGTGCAGTTAAAGCTAGAGCCGCACGCAAAGGCCATGCACCAGAACACGATATGACTGCAACAGCACCAGATGGATTTCAAGTTAAAGGTGTAAGCACCTACTACAATGCAAGCGGACAAAAAACAGGCCAATGGGTTAAGACGATTGGTGACAAAGAACGACAACATGAAATTATGTTGCTAGCTATTGAAGAAACGCATAAAAACTATAAGCCATTCAAGCCAAGCCCTAAAGTCAAGCACACAGATAAAGACTTATTATCATTAATTACGATAACCGACTTTCACTTAGGAATGTACGCATGGGAAGCAGAGACAGGTGATGATTGGGATGTAAATATATCCAAGCGAGTTTTTCTTAATGCTATAGCAGATATGATAGAAGCCGCACCAAAAGCTCATACAGGCTTTCTTTGCCAATTAGGTGACTTCTTACACTTTGATGGCATTACAGCCGTCACACCTATGTCTGGGCATATTCTCGACGCTGATACGCGGTATAGTAAGCTTGTAGGGTTAACTATTGAGATAATGACCCAAGCGGTTCATATGATGCTTAGAAAATTTGGTAAGGTTGTTGTAGTTCAGGCAGAAGGCAATCATGATATGTCAGGAAGCATTTGGCTAAGAAAGCATATAAAATACGTATTTAAAGATGACAAAAGAGTTAAAGTGATTGACAATGAATTTCCATACTACGCTTATTTGCATGGTGAGATATTATTAGGGTTCCATCATGGACATAAGAAAAGAATGGCACAACTGCCAAAGCTATTTGCAAGTGAGCCACGTTTTCGTAAGCTATGGGGGCAATCTACACAAGCTTACATACATACTGGACATATGCACCATGAAAGAACAGTGGAGGATGGTGGGGCCGTAGTGGAGCAACACCCGACCTTGTCAACACGAGATTCATATTCCACCTCTGGCGGTTGGGTATCAGCAAGAGGTGCGAAAGTAATTACGTATCACACCAAGCTTGGCGAGGTACACCGAACAACCGTTCGGCCACGTTAGCGGCTTGCTTATAGTTTACTTCATGCTTCTCACAGATAGCATAAAACTCAGTTGCCTTATCAGCACCATACGTCGTGTATGACGACCAGTTTAGTGTCTCAATAAAATTAAATTTGTTAGTGTATATGTCACGCCTAAACAAATGAAAGTCATATTTGAGACAATCATCGTCTTCATGGACAAGCTCCTGATTAAGAAAGTAAATATCCATATATTCGTCTATGTTATCGCGCCAATTCCATGTTTGTATAAAAGCCATTAGTCTATCTCCTTTATGTTTGGTTTGTAAGTGCTTTTAAAGCCTCTTGATTGTATTTTCTGCTTAGGTTTCTGTGACTTCTTAGTTGTTTTTAGTAGCGAACGTAACTTTTTACGTGCTAGACTATCTGCTTTATCTTTCTTGATTGCACACTTAATGCAGGTCAGCGAGATGTTACCTAAGTCGTGTTTTCCACCCATGCTACGTTGATGTAAATGTTCCTCTCTCACTTGCTTTGCCTTAAATACTAATGGCTTAGAGCAAGTAGCACATAAGCCACCTTGTTCAGCAACTAATTTACCAAACTGCATTTTAGTTAGCGGTTTAAATCTAACATAGTCGGGATGGTCACTTAGTTTCATAGTCGCCTCTAATTGCATTGCTAACATCAGCCTTTAATCTCTTTAGCCATCTATGCTGATCGCGTCTATCACGCCTTACCACAGCGTCACGATACTTAAATCGAGTGTAGTAGTAATGGTTAGTATAAAAAGTTGTAGTTCCTTTTTTATCTATGCGTTGTTCTAACATTGTTATCCTCTTTTAGTTATAAGTACAAAATACATAA